GAATTAGCAAGCACTATTGCTGACGCTCTTGGCCGTCGTTGTGACCAACTTGTAATTGATGCTATGGATGCGTCTACGCCCTTAACTACTACTGTAGGTACTGGTGTTGGTGGTGCAGGAACAAACTTAAACATGGCTAAGATCATTAAAGCGCAAGTTGAATTGCGTGATCAAGGTGTGCCAAACAGTGATTTGTTTGCCGCTGTTAATGCTCTTGGGTTGTCAGGTTTGCTTAATGACACTACTGCTACATCTGTAGACTTTCAAGCAGTAAAAGCACTTGTTTCTGGTGAAATTGACACTTTAGTCGGGTTTAAGTTTGTTATTCTTGAAACTCGTACCGAAGGTGGATTGACTACTGCCGGACAAGTTGTTGACTCTTGGTTCTTCCAACGCCCTGCTGTAGGACTTGCAATTGGCATTGATATGAAAACCAGTGTTGATTATGTGCCAGAACGAACTTCATTTTTGTGTAACGGAATGCTAAAAGCTGGCTCTGTTGTGCGCGATGAAGGTGGTTTGGTGAAAGTTCAATACACGCAGAACGCATAGGAGGCTATCATGGCTTTTGCAAGAGTTGGATTGTGCCGCATAGGCGGCTCTGGAACTGGTGGCAGCACTTGGCAATATACGTCTACAGACAATAAAGCGGCAATTGATAATGCTGATTATTTTCTAGAGGCTATTAGTGAGTTAAGTATTGGTGATCTTATTATATGTAAAGACACTACTACACCTACTGCGCCAATTGTCCATTTGACGTACATCAAGACTCAGACCGCTACAAGTATTACTGCGGCTGGTGGCTTGTTAATAACTGCGTAATGATCAGGGGCGCAAGCCCCTTTTCTCTTAGGAGAATAAAATGCCAAAAGGTAAAGGTACATACGGAAGCACGCGTGGCCGCCCACCTAAAGTTAAAAAGCCAAAATAAATCGGAGTAATGTATGCGTAAAGGGTTGTATGCAAACATTCATGCCAAGCGCAAAGCTGGTAAGAAAATGCGTAAAAAAGGTGCTGCTGGCGCACCAACTGATTCTGATTTTAGGAATGCAGCTAAAACATCTAAAAGTATGCTGAGTAAATAAAGTCATGGCTGAAAAGATTAAATTAATATCCAATGCTTTGATATTGATTGGTGACTTACCAGTTACATCTCTTAGCGGCAATACTCGCGCTGAAACAGTAGCTGTTAATTTGTATGACAATATTGTTGAAGCAGAGCTATCTAAATTTAGATGGGGTTTTGCTCGACGTAAGGCACAGTTAGGTTTAACTACTGAAGTGCCTGTAGGTAATGAGTATAGGAATATATATCAATTGCCTACCGATATGCTTGCGTTAATTAAAGTTGATCCTGCTATTAACTATCAAATTCTTGGCACTAAGTTATACGCTAACACGGCTGGCCCTGTTTACTGCGATTACACTGCAAACATACCGCCTAGCAATTGGCCTTCTTACTTTGCAAAAATGATTGAGTATGCACTTGCTATGGACTTTGCTCCAGCTATTAGAGATAGCGCAGCATCATCTGAATCTAATGCAGCTAAGTATCTTAATGCGTCACGCATGGCGCGTTACACAGACTCGCAACAACATCCTACTACGCCTCTCAGGAGCCAGCCATTTATTAGCGTGAGGCAGTAATGGCTAACTCTACATTTATGCAGACTAACTTTGTTAGTGGTGAACTATCGCCGCTATTAAAAGGTCGTACAGATTTAGATCAATATTATGCTGGTTGTGAAACTGCTGCAAATGTATTGATTGTTCCGCAAGGTGGATTAAAACGACGCGCTGGTACTGAACACATTGACCAAGCTTTGCGTCAATTAAATGGCTTGTTCTATAGCAGCACTCTTAGTGGAACTATGGATAAAGGCGGGGCTACATCAACAGGCGGTAATTTAGCAGCAGCAATAGCTGCTCTAAATGATTTTAGTTCATCTACAATTGTTTTAACTACAACTGATATTGATTCGGTAGGTGTAGGAGCTACTGAATACGAAATAGCTAAATATACATATACTGCGTCAAATCCAATTGTTTTTGTTGATGTTCAAAACATTCAATTAACAGCAGGAACTGAAAGTAATGTTTTACCTGCTGCTGTACAAGTTCAAATATCATCAAATGGAACTGATTGGTCACTTCTTCAAACAATTACGGTAACTTCTGCATCTCAAGATGTAAGAGTTAAAGTTGTAGGTACTTATACATCATCATTTATTCGTTTAGTTAGAACTGGTGATACAGGTGATTTGGGTGATAAGCGTTTTCAATTAACTGATTTAAACGTAATTGTTGAGTCAAAAATTGGCAACGTATTTCAAGTATCAAAAACTAAAACATTTTCTTTTAGCATTGAAACAGATCGTCATTATTTAGCTGTAGCAACAGGAGGATTAAATTCTGTAACTGTAGCATTTGGTAATATGGCTTTTTATAGAATACCTCACGTTGGATCTGCTAATACAGTATTAGTTGGAAATGTTAGGTTGCCATATAGAAGTGATCAAATAGATGACATTCGTGACGCTCAAACAGAAAATGTAATGCTTTTGTTTCAAGAAGATCATTCGCCAAAAAGAATAATTAATAAAACTGGTGATACATTTGATGCTTTTACTATTGATAATATTCCATTTACTAATATTCCTAAATACGATTACGACGATTCTTCAAGTCCTGTACCTGAAAATGATGTGCAAACTTTAACTTTTACACCAACTACAAATGCTTGGATAGTTGGAGATACTTATCAAATAGATGTTGAAGGAGTTGTAAGCAAAAACATTACTTATGCTGGTGATCTTGGAACTAATGCTCAAAATCAACGAACTGCAACAAGATTTAGATTAGAAAAAAATCTACAAGAAATGCCTGTATATGGAGAAACAGGTGTAGATGTAGAAAGAATTGGAACTAATCAACATAAAATTACTGTTTCTGGAGAATCTACAAAAGCATTTGAATTATACGCTGGCTTTCCTACATCTGGAACTGCAAACAAAAGTATTGTTTTTTCTGCACATACTACCGGATCACCAAGAAAAGAACCTGTTTGGAGCGCAACACGCGGTTATCCAAGAATGGGAGTATTCCATGAAGGTAGATTATGGTTAGGTGGTACTAAATCTAAACAACAAAGTTTATTTGCATCTAGGTCAGGATCGTTTTTTGATTTTTTCTTTGAAGAAGGTGCTGATGATGAAGGAATGTTTATTACAATAACATCCAGAACTTTAACTACTATTGTTGATATTAATTCAGATCGTGGGTTACAAGTATTTACTGCTGGTGCTGAGTTTTTAGTTAAAGGCAGTACGCCAACTACTGTAGCTATTGAATCTCAAACACAGCATGGATCATCTAGCGTAGAAGCAAAATCAATAGATGGTGCTACGTTATTTGTAGATCAGAATGGTAAATCAATTCGACAATTTGTGTATAACTTTAATGAAGATGCTTACACATCTAATGACATATCTGTTTTATCTTCTCATCTTATAAATCAACCGACAGACTTATCTGTGCTAACAGGCACTACTTCAGAAGATTCTAGTTGGGTGTTTATTATAAATACTGATGGCACTGCATCTATTTTAAACACTGTTCGCTCACAAGACATAAATGGTTTTACTCAATTTGTTAATGCAGATTCTGGTCTGTTTACTGATGGAGTGGCTTTAAAAAGATATGCAGAAACAACATCGGTTGTTAACAATGATTTGTTTTTAGTAAATAGAGTTTTGCCTAACGATAGATTATCTGATGTTTATAGAATAGAGCGTTGGGATTTTACTTATCTGCTAGATTCTTCAATGAAAATAAACAACGTATCTACAACCACAGTTACACTACCTAAAACTCATTTAATAGGGTCAATTGTAAGTGTAATAGGAAATGGTAATAATTTAGATAATAGAGTTGTTTCAGCAAACAATACTATTACATTAACAGCAGACGAATTATCTAGTGGTAATTTAAACTTAGAAATTGGTTTAAACTTTGTGCCAACTGTTAAACCTATGCCTCTTAATACTAATATGGGCAAAGGTCAGAATGCTATGAAGCAGAAAAAAATAACAAACATGAATTTTAGATTTTATGAAAGTGCTGGCATTTACATTGATGGCAATCCATCTCCTATAAGGCAAATGACAACATTTTATAATACGTTTGCGTTTTTAATAAACAGTGGAACGCCTGTAGTTGGTAACTCTTACAGCGTTAATGGCGCAACATATTTTGCAAATAGTTTTGTTGGTGCTACTTTAACTGCAACTCGAACATCTGGGCGAGGAGCATTACCTGCTTCTGGTGATTTAACAGGAACACCTAATTTAACTTATTTATCAGTTGATGCAACTAATAGCCCATTAAGTGAGCCATTTGAAATACGCACTGGTATTATTGAAGACAATAATGGCGGCAAAGGTTGGGGTATAGATGTTGTACCATTAATTACAGTACCTGATGCAGCACCATTTCATATACAAGCAATACAATATGAGGTTGAGTCCTCGTGAATTTAACAGTTCAAGACAACATTTATAAGTTTCAGAAATTAATGCAGTCTGTTGAAAACATAGACTTAGCTGTCCAACATCATTTTTCTAAAGGCTTGTACGCCAGAGAGTTATTTATACCAAAAGGAGTTTGTTTAGTTGGAGCGTTACACAAAACTAGGCATATGTTTATGGTTGTTGCTGGTACTTGTAGAGTATCTAGCCAGTTTGGTAACGAAGAAATAACAGGGCCATTTATTGGTGAAACACAGATAGGCACTAAAAGAGTAATATACGCAGAAACAGATTGTGTGTGGATGACTTACCATCCAACAGATTTAACTGACATAGCAGAAATAGAAGATGCTTTGTTAGTACCGGAGGAGAATTAGATGGCATTTGTAGTAGCAGCTTTAACAACTATAGGTGCAGGTAGTGTTGCTACAGGTGTAGCACTTACTCTTGCAGCTACAGGAACAGCACTTAGTGCTTATGGTCAACGTCAAGCGGGTAAAGCGCAAGAAGACCAAATGAAAGAACAAGCTAGGCAAGCTAAAATTGCTGCTGACGGTGAAGAATTAAAACGTCGAGAAGAATTAAACAGAATATTAGCAGCTAACAATGCTGCATTAGCTGCTGGTGGAATAGCCACGGAAGGTACTCCCGCAAGTATTGCTTTATCTTCAACAGAAAAAATAAGTCTTAGCGAAGGGATGATAGGTTTGAGTGGAAGATTAAGCCGCAGCCAAATGAGAAGGCAAGGAGCTATGGCTGCTAAAATGGGAAGAACTGCGGCACTAAGCACTACACTACAAGGCGCATCATCACTTCTTGGTGCTGCTGGGGCAGGTAGTTCTAGCGGTGGTAGTTCTAGCGGTGGAGGTGTTGGAAGTTTAAGCACACTTAAAGCGCGTGGCGGCATTTTAAATATTTAATCAGGAATAAGTAATGGCACAAAAACCTATAGGATATTAC